GGACGAGACATAACGTCGTCCATAGACTTCAGTTCAGCAATAGCCGCTAGTTCGTCTTCGCTAAGTGCGCGAGGCTTGCACTTGAGTGCTTGTAGCTGATACTCTACATTGTAAGGAAGAGGCCCTGTCTTTACTCGCTTGAAACAAATGTCCCAACCAGTTTCAGGATCAGTAGGATCTCCGAGGTCTTCAGCAGCAGTAATAATCTGCTCCCACAACTTCTTCTTGAGGTTTACTACTTTAACTTCTCCGTTATCAATGCACTGAGTAGCATAGCTCCAGCCGCACTTCAGGTCTGGGTAGTATTCACGAACCCAGTCTTTTTCCATGTTGTTGAATCGCTCTGTGTTTCTATCGAAAGATAAGCATTCCATGGGAATATTTTTACCGTTCTCACCATTGATCCAGTAAACGTAGCGAGCAAGAATGTCGCCAACAATACGCATCTTGTTGTCGCCGTCTTTGTACTGAAAGGATGAGATTGATGATTTTTGGGCAGAGCCCTTTTGTTGATTAAATGCAATAGCCATTAGTGTATAGTCTCCAGTGTGACTTCTTCATAGATAAAAGTGATTTCATCTTCTAGTACTATGAGTAGCCTGTTGTCGTTAATTTCGTCTAGAGGCACTGGACAATGCAGTGAATCTAGCGTAGTTTTGTTATATGTAATATAGTCTGCATAACTCCTAAGAGAAGCTAAGGCATAGTATATACATAGTTCTTTGTTTGTATACTTATAAGAATTGTAGAGCAAAAACTCCCCATGAACGAGGAAACTCGAACCTATGAAGTTTTTATGTGAATATTTATAAATAGGGTCAAACTTGTTACGAGGGATTTGTTGATTTACTAACATTTCCATTATCAAGTTACATCGAGCAATATTGCCCTCTGCCGTATCATAAACCTTTTTCCAATCAAATAAGAGCATATATTATACTTTGTTTTTACCAAGTTGTCAAGAATTATTTTTCTAAACCTAAGGATTTTTCGAGACGCAACATCTTCTCTCGTTCTCTCCCTATGTAAGTTTTGTACGCAGTTTTTAAGCCGTCAATCCAAGTCTCCTCAGACTGCGGGTTGTAGTGAAAGTTTTTGTGAGTCATTTGTATGACACCTGTTCCTTGTGTTTGTATTTTTAAACAACTCCAATCTATATAATTGATAGGAACTAAATCAGATATATAAACTATATCTATTTCATTATTATCTTTCAACTTATAGTCTACAAAAATGAAATAGAGAAGATTACCGGAACGAAGATAATCGTAAACTTTCATTGCAGACACCATATTTGGAGCAAAATTGTTCTTTGCTACATTACTAGATTTTACATTCACAGCTTCGTTTTCGGATATGTAAAAGTCTCCTATGTTCTTCATAGCAGGCTCCCACTTACATCCGTACTGTTCTGCAACTATTTTTTCTATTTTGTCTGAAATGTTCACTATAAATGCCTTATGTCCCAACCCTGTTTCATATAGAACCCGATACGATTTGAGGCTTGTTTTCTAGCCGTATTTCCTTTCAAGTGTATATCTATAACTACAGGGTCTATCTTACCTTCTTTTTTCCTGATTACTCTGCCGATAAGCTGAGTAAGCAGGGGTTCGTTGTTAACAGGAGTACCTAGTATTAGACAACTTAAATTGTCAACAGATATTCCCTCCGAGAAAATTGCCTGCGTACCGTAGAGTACTTCCGCGTCTCCATAGAGAATTTTATCTATAAGTGTTTCTCTTTCTTCATGCGGAACTTCTCCAGTTACACAAATTGCCTTATCCCCAGTAAGCTCAGCACAAGCTTTCAAAAAAGCTACCCTATCACTTACTACCAATACTTTATGCCCCCTTGCAGCGTAGGCTGCCGCTAGCATTGATACTGTATGTCTGTACTCCTCTGTGTTGGCTAGTTTTGTTACTCGGTTAGCCCAAGGTATTCTAGCACCATCCATGAAACGAATCTCAGATGGAACAACAGTTATAGAGGGGGTCATATAGTTTTCTTTTGGCGGCTTGAATAGAGTATTACCAAAGTAATCTCGAAACACAACGTGTTTGCCGTCCTTTCTTTCTATAGTCCCCGATAGACCTATCTTGTATCTACAGTAGTTTGTGTCTAGTAATTTACTAAACGTAGGACTACTGACGTGGTGCATTTCGTCTAGGATGATTGTGCCAAACTCTTTTCTTATTTTAGGAATGTTACGATACAGAGTCTGAGTATTTCCAATAACAATAGGGCTGTCGGTATCAAACCTACCGCTACCAATAATCCCAGGTTCAATTCCATAAACCTTCTCCACTTCCTTGGCCCATTGATTTCGTAGAGCCACTGTATGTGTCACTACTAATGTTTTTTGACCAAGCTTGCCAGCTATTGCAAGACCCGTAAAAGTCTTGCCCCAGCTGACCCATGCGTTTATTATTGCATTGTCACTAATCTCGTCATAGACATCTTTCTGGCTAGGACGTAGCTCGAACTTAAACTCAGGAAAAGTCACAGGTTTACTCACTCGGTTATCAACTATCTCATAGTGCTCAGGAATTAAATCCGTTCGTCCTACAGGAAGAGATACTAGCCCATTACGAATAATCCCCATGTTTTTAATAACTTGCGGAGGATCCAAAGGGTTGTGAGTTGGAATAGTATACGTAAGTTCTCTGTCGATTTGCTCTTGCAACTCGGGAGTACAATCCATATATATTCTGTGACTTATAACTGCTTTCATAGGTTTAATTCATTCTTTGCAATAATGTACTGTTTAACGAAATCGGATCTAACAATGTCTTCTACTTCGTATTCTATGAATGTGAATCTATCCATCATTTTAAGAACACGGATAAAATCTTGTAGTCCGTTTGCTTTTAAGTCTGCCTGTCTAAAGTCTCCGCAAAAGATTACTCTACAGTTTTCACCGATTCGAGTAATAATTGAGTCTAACTCATGAAAAGACATATTTTGACACTCATCTACCATAATAACGGCGTCTCTGAGTGTGATACCTCTAATAAAGGAAGTAGTCATAAAGTGAACCATACCTTTGTTTTTGAGGATCTCATAAGCATCTCCTCTTTGAAACAAATCTATAGCTATATCTTTATAAGGTTCTTCATACACAGAAGCTTTTTCTTTTTCTGTACCAGGTAAGAAACCAATATCTCTAGTAGGTACAGCACTTCGTATAATTACTAGTTTTTGGTAGTCTCCTTTTGTCATATCATCGTATGCTAGATAAGAAGATATGAATGTTTTTCCGGTTCCTGCAAGTCCGTGCAGTACTAAGTTTTGTGTTGACTCAAATGCTTTGAGTTGGTTTCTAGTTAACGGTTCTATTTCTCTTAGTTCAAAATTGACACCTGCGAGAGTTTTTCGTCTTTTAGCCATATTTTATACTTTTCTTCTGGTATCTTTGAGTTTCGTTTCCGAATACTCATACAGCATCCAAGGCAAGCCTTGTACATGCAAAACCCCTGCCCAAGTATAACCTACTTCAGGAGGGCGTGGTACGGTAAAAGGAGAGTTATGCCCTTTTACTCTAATTAGTGTAGCAGAATCTTTCAA